TTACGTCATCAATAACCGAGCCGATCTCCCTGTCCGTCAGCGGCTTGCGGGGTTGTGGGTGGGTGTAAAGGGGTCTGCAAGATTCATTTATTTTTGTGCAAATCATGTTTCCTTTACTGTCTATCCATCCCACAGGCTCATTCTGCACTTGCTTCTCTGCCTCTGCAATGGCTTGGCGTAGGGATTTGATGGCTTGATTGATGAAGTGGGCTGGTTGGCTCATTGCTTGTTGATGTGAATATTGGTCAAAACAAGTTGCGACACTACGTTCCAACGCATCAAGCGCTTGTTTCATTGCTTCAATGCTCATCATCTTCTCCCCAAGGATGGTTCACGGCATCAGCGTACAACGCCAAACAACCACCTACGATAAAAATGGCAACAATGCCGCCAACAACAATGTCAATCCAGTCCATCATTTACCTCCACGTTCAAGTTTAAAAAGAATCATGGCTCCAAATCCAGCCGCCCATATAGACAAAACAAATTTTAATTGCAGCGTCCAGTTAGCCAAATCCCAGCTTGCCGAGATGCCAGCGCCGATCACGTACCAGAACGCATAGCTGATGAAGAATGGGGTCATAATGAACCCAATGGTTGCAAAGTAGCGTTTCATGCTTGTCCCCTTGCTCTGATTGCTTGTGCACAGTCAAAAGGGTTCCATGCGTGTTTGTCCCAATCTTCCAGCATAGATGCACACGCCTCACGCTCACGCTCTGCTACCAATTTGGCAAAGTAGAAAACAGATTCAGAAAATCCATCTTGAGTTTCTAACCCAGACTCTCTAGCCATTGCAATGATGTCTTCTTGTGTCATTCCTTACCCCTCCAAATACGAATCGCCCGCTTGATTGCATACCACAAGCTCTGACGCATAAGTTGCTTCTTTAACTGTTCGTTCTCCAACAACAACTCGCTGTTGTGCATGGACATCAGGTTCCATGCTTTCTGTATGTCTTCTTGTGTCATATAGGCGATTCCTCATGGTTGTCAGGGTTGAACTTCGGGGTCTTGTTGCCCTCGTCCTTCGGGTTGGGGAATGGTGGGAATGGCCACATTGGTTGTCTCCTTGAGTTTTAAAACTTCACGCTCTACGCAATCCAAGAAAAATGAATGCGGTTTGTTCACGAAAAGAATGTTGTTTTGTACGGGTCGCAGTTCTTTGATGATCTGCAAAACTTTGTCGTATGCTTCTGTTGTCATACCTTCTCCCTGCGCTTGAGTCCCGCTGGGTCGCTGGCTAGGTTAACGGCATCAATGACTTGACGCTTGACTTCCTCCGCAACATTTTGAGGTGGTTGTTTACCAAAGATACGTTCAAAACTTTCCGCAAACTTTTGGTGATTTGTTGGGCGTTGCGTGTCGCCCTTGCCTGCTTCATGTGCCATCAGTCCACATCCTTTGCCAAACAAGCGAATGCCTTGGGCAAGCCCACAGCTCCTTTGACTTCCTCTTGACGCGCCACCAGCGCAGCCGCCGCCTTGTTGCACAGTGCTCGGGATTTGAACTCGTCCACCTTCTCCCAGTTCAAGTTGCCGCCAGCGTTCATTTGAAACACTACCAATACGAATGCACCAATCATTTTTAAACTCCTAACATTTCAATTGGAAACAATTTGTCATCTTTTAGCCAATAAGAAACTCGACCCTCTGTTCTGATCTCTGCTTCTTTAAATAGCGTTCTGTTGTCAATCCAGCCAACAATCGTCACGGCATCATCCTCGATGTAAGTTTGAACATACAAGTCGCATGGATGATGTTTGTGATACTCGGTCACCAGAATGTGAGCATTCTTATGGCGGGTAGCTTTCACATCAATTGTCTTGCCGTTCCAAATTAAATCAACTGGGTTTTTCTTTTCATTCAATGAAGTGTCAACCATTACGTTGAGATATTTGGCAACGGCAAACTCGCCACGAAATCCATCAATGTCCATGTCATATGGGTTTTGCTTACTCACCTGACGGTCATGGTTGAATTGCATGGCATTTTTGCGTCTTGCTGTTCCAAACAAATCGCAGAACAATAGCTCATGACGGTTCAGTTGGATTCTCATCTTTCTTCTTTCTTGTCTTGATCGCCGGCAGCCCCGCAGCAGGTTCTGGACTTTTATCCAATGCCCTGATCAACGCTTCTGCAAACTCAACAGACATGTTGGCAACATCATCTGGCTTTTCGTATCCACGATTGATGAATGCGTTCATGGCAAACATGGATCCCAGCAGCCTGACGTTCTCTTCATCATTCATCAGTGAGCCTCTTTTTGAAGTTGTTTCAAACGACTGTCAGCATGGCGAAATGATTTTCTGAATGCGTAGACGGCCTTCTCTTCTTCCATGCCAGCTTCAACAGCCAGTGTTGCAAGAACTGTAGACACGCCAGTGAGAATGTCACGTACATCAGTTGCTTCGTAATTTCTCAAGGACGCCAGAACGTTCATAGCAATTTCTTTTATTGGGTCTTTATCCATGTTTAATTTCCAATTCAGCAATACGTTCAGATAAAACAACGCCTAGATCTTTGCCTTTGACAGCAATCATCTGAGCCTCTTCGCAGTCATAAATGACCTTGGCAGCATCTTTTAATGCCTTGTTGTAGCCCGTGGTGAATACATCGTTGCCATCCACCAACATGCCAATAGCATCCCGAATCAAAACAGAAGCCTTGCGCTGCTTGGCAAACTCTTTAAGTTTGTCGTGGTGTTCCTGCGGCAGGTACACCGAGTATGGGATTAGTTTTCTTGTTTCCATTCTTGGTAGTCTCTGTGAATTTTGTCTAAACGTATCTGTGCTTCTCGGTTTGTCTTCAACTCAGATCTGGATTGAATGTGCAACGTTGCCCTTACCCATTCAACAGCTTGATCAGCTTCTTCGTCAAAGATTTCTTCCTTTACATACAGATACTTCCAGAAGTCTGGATCCCTGCTTAGCATTCCAGCAATTCGGATAGCCTTGTCGCCGGAAAACTCTTCAGCTTTGTTCATGGGTTCTTCGTTGCCATCTACCCTGACAAGCACACACTGATAACGAGAGCCAACAAAGTCACGCATCAAGTCTTCAGGTATGCCGTCTGGGTGGACAGACAGAGCCAGCACGTAGCCGGTTCTGTCTTGTTTCAGAGCAACTTTGACAGCTTCAAAGTTAAGCGTCTTCATATCAATATGGCACGTCTTCGTCAGCTGCTTTTTCGTATGGTTGGGAAGCAGTCAATGCTGTATACGGCTTACCAGTTTTAGAAGTATTGTTCCAAGCAGCGATAGAGATCTTGACTAGATTTCCCTTGGACCGATCCATTTGATCAACCAAAAATGTTTTATCTAAAAACAGATCGCCTCTCAAGTCTGGATGAGCAGGTGACTTCTTTACGTTTTGAAATAACGCACCAGCGTTTGGTTTTTGTTCGTATGCCATGATTTAGCCTTTCGCAAATTTGTTTTTGGTTTCGGTGAACTTGCCCATCATTTCCTTGAAGAAAGCTGGATCAATTTCTTTTACTCGGTCAAAGATGACTTTGTTCTTCTTGAAGATCTTCATAACGTCTGCGTCGTCATGGCAATACTCCAAGAGCATGTGAGCTGCGTCTTTGACGATGTTGAGCCATTCCTCTTGTGAGCATGAATCCTCGGACTGCACAGTGATCTGGAACTCGCCAGATTGGCCTTGCATCTTGGCTGGAACCTTCTCAGCTCGCTTGGGTTCAGGCTTGGGTTCGTCAACGGGTTTAGAAGAATCCACGGCATCATGCTCAACAATCTCCAGCGCAGCCACCCAAAGATAGCGGCGGATGTAGGTTTGCACAGCGCCAAGGTTTTGCACAGGATGGCAGCCCTTGAGGTTGGCTTCAGACATGGGAGACGTGAAGAACAGGACTTCATCAGGCTTCTCGTTGTTGACGATGGCCATCTGAGCCTTGTCAGAGCCGTAGGTCACCATGGCGGTCAGGCCATGCTTGTCCATCAGGTTCAAAGCTGGGATTACAAAGTCTGCAAGTTCAAAGTACTTGTAGCCAGCAAACTTGTTCTCGCCAGTTTTTCTAATTTCCAAACTATGGAACTCAGCTCTTACCTTGTTGAGTTTTTGATAGACATTCATACTTTGCGTCCGGGTCGTGCTTTAGGTGTGCCGTCTTTTTTGTAGCCGTAAGGTGCGTTAACCTTGGCAGCAGGCTTGGCAGCGGGTTTTTCGTTAAGAGCTTTTTCAAGTTCTTTTACTTTGTTTTCCAGATTAATCACGTAGTTTTCACTGGCTTTCTCAACCAAATGATCTTGTGTTGCAAGTTCTTCTACGCTTTCTGTAATTTGTTCAAGAACGTCTTCGGTTGATGTACGCAGCAGTTCGTGAAAAAGTGCGGCTTGTGCAGGTGTCAATTGGATAGTAATCATGGTTACTCCTGTGGGTTTTGTTCAAGATACTGTTGATACTGATTGCACCATTTACTGACGGAGCAGTAGCTGGCGCAGCGGGTACGTTCGCCTTTGCGTTCCACGATCAGATACTTGTCTTTCGGCTTCTCCTCTTGGAGTTGCTTCATGGCAAGCTCAGCCTCGTGCAACGTTGGCATAACGTATTTGGCACGGATATTCCCTTCCTTCATCACAGCCCAAACGGCGGGTTTTTCCCACATCTCTTCGGGTGTGCAGTCAGGCAGGTCGCCTTCCGTTTCCATTGCAAACTCACATGCCGAGTGAGCTGCAATACGTGCGGTGATGAAGGCTTCTCGTTCCTCCATCGTCCACAGCGTTATGGGAAGCTCCTTGATAGGGGCTTCTGGGTAACCAACCTTGGTGTTGACTTCACGGGCTTTCCAATCCCGCAAGATGGCCACGATGCCAAGGTCAGTTACTGTTTTACGTGCAGCATGTTCAACCAGCCAAGCGTAGATGTTGAGTTGGTATTCCCATTCAATCTTCTCGTTCATCACCGCCCAGACGCTGGTGGTTTTGTAGTCCCGAATTGAGACGCCGCCGTCGTGAGTGATTTGCAGGTCGATTGCACCTGAGATGCGCCAGCCATCCAGCTCGGCATGGATACGCTGCTCGATGATGTGGTTGTCATCTTTGCCGTGTTCCAAGACGCTGTGAATGGCAGAACCAAAGATTGACCACACCATGTCAGAGACATCCTGCTCGATCTCTTCGTCATGCTTCTTGGTCAAGGCCACAATCTTGGGGCTGTTGATGAGCTGCGTGACAGACAGATGAGCCTTGCCTTTGCTGTAGGTAGGGCGTTTGAGCACGTTGACAAACGTCTCAGGAATGTTGAAGTTGTTAGTCAGCTTCATTTGCCATCCCCTTGATCGTAGACGCCATGCAGGACTTGAGGTCCATGTCGTTTAGGTTCAGCACGAGTTTCTCCTATGATTAAAACAATCAAAACAATGACTGCTAAGCAACATAGGACGCACCGGTCTAAGTCTTTGATGTCCTGAAT